TTAAGTGTTTAAATTTACAATCAAAATTAAAAAACTGTAATCTATTAAAAAATAAACATATTCCTCAGGTTTATTTGAGATCCTCTTATCAATCAAGACTTGAATTATTAAGAGGTCTTATGGATACAGATGGATCAGTAAAACCAAATAGTAGAGCATTTGAGTTTTATCAAAAAAATTATGATTTAGTTATTCAAGTTGTTGATTTGCTGTCTTCAATGGGAATAAAATCAAGAGTAAGAAGTAAAAAAATAAAAAATTGTTTATATTATACAGTTTCTTTTACAACTGAAGAAATTGTATTTAATTTACCAAGAAAGTGCGAACTTATTAATACAACTAAACCAACAAGACCTCAAGATAAAAGAATCTATATTAGGTCTATAAAAAAAGTTGATAGTGTTCCTGTAGCTTGTATTTCTGTAGATAGTGAAGATAAGTTATTTTTATGCGGTAAAACTTTTATTCCTACACACAACTCAACGACCGTAGTAGCATTCCTACTACATTATATGATTTTTTATGATAATGTAAACATTGCTATTCTTGCTAACAAGGCCAAGGGTGCTATGGAAGCTTTGGGTAGATTTCAAACTGCCTATGAAAATATTCCTATTTGGCTTCAACAAGGTGTTAAATCTTGGAATAAAGGTTCTCTTGAACTTGAAAATGGAAGTAGAATTTTAGCTGCATCTACTTCTGCATCTTCTGTTCGGGGTGGTTCTTATAATATCATTTATCTTGATGAATTTGCGTTCGTCCCTCAGCAAATTGCAGACTCATTCTTCGCTTCGGTTCTTCCCACGATTTCTTCTGGTGAATCAACAAAGGTTATTATAACATCCACACCTTTAGGTATGAACCATTTTTACAAAATGTGGCAGCAAGCCCTGAGCGGTGAAAGTGGTTACATTCCCCTTGATATTCATTGGACTGACGTTCCAGGAAGAGATGAAGAGTTTAAGCGAAAAATGATTGCCGCTTTTGGCGGTGATAATAAAAAATGGCAGCAAGAGTTTGAAACTGATTTCTTAGGTTCTGCAAATACGTTAATCTCTGGTTCAAAACTCACAACCTTAGTTTCTCAGACCCCGATAAAATCTAATAAAGGACTTGATGTTTATGAGGAGCCGGTTGAAGAACATCTTTATATGATAACAGTTGATGTTTCAAGAGGAACCGGATTAGACTATCACGCATTTACTGTTTTTGACATCACACAATATCCACATAAAGTGGTGGCAAAGTATCATAATAATGAAATGGATCCAATCCTTTATCCTTATGTGATTAAAGACACTGGAATGGCTTATAATAAAGCTTATGTTCTTTGTGAAACAAATGACCTTGGGGCTCAGGTAGCAAATTCTCTACATCACGATTTAGAGTATCCAAATTTATTAATTTGTTATCAAAACGGAAGAAGTGGTCAAATTTTAGGACAAAACTTCTCATCAAATAAAGCCGAGATGGGAGTAAAGATGTCACCAAAGGTAAAGCACATTGGATGTATCAATCTAAAAACCTTAATTGAAACCGAAAAACTAATTGTAACTGATGCTGACATTATTTCAGAATTAACGACATTTATCCAAAAGGGTAAGAGTTTTGAGGCGGATTCCGGGAAGCACGATGATCTTGTAATGACTCTCGTTTCCTTTGCCTGGGCAGTAAATCAACCTTATTTCAAAGATATTACAGATTTAGACATTCGCAAAAAGCTTTACGAAGAAAAAGAAAAAGAAATGACTGAAGACTTACTTCCCTTTGGTTTTGTTTCTGATGGTAATTCTGGTAATATTGATACCTTCAGAGATCAAGATGGTGAAGTTTGGTTTACCGACAATCCCGTTCAAGAGCAAGTTTATGATTGGGGGTATATGTTCTAACTGTTCAATAACCTCTCTGAAACCCGACATTTTCCTAAATATTTTTAGAATTAAAGAGTTTAGGAGAATTAGATGGCAACACCCCAATTGTCTCCAGGTGTTCTAATACGTGAAGTAGACCTAACAGTAGGTCGTGCTCAGAATGTTTTAGATAATATCGGTGCAATCGCCGGCCCTTTCCCTCGTGGTCCCGTGGACGAGCCTGTTGATGTCACCAGCGAAAATGATTTACTGAATGTCTTCGGAAAGCCCCTGAATACCGATGCTCAATATGAGTATTGGATGGCAGCATCCTCATACCTTTCTTATGGTGGCGTTCTAAAGGTTGTAAGAACCAGTGGTGATACTCTTGTTAACGCGAATGCCCGTAGAAATGCTTCTGGTATTTCTACCGTAGGTCAGACTGATCTAATCATCAAAAATTTTGATGATTATGAGGCAAACTATGCTGATGACGTAGCAACTTATGTGTTTGCATCAAAAACTCCAGGTAGATGGGCAAATGAACTGAAAGTTTGTGTAATTGATGATAAAGCAGACCAAATCATCAATGTTGGCACTGCCGCTACTGCTGCAGTTGTTGGTTATGGCGTAACCGTTGGTATTTCAAGCGTATATGCAGGTGCCGGCACCACCGAACTGTTTAGTGGTTATATTAAAGGTATTATTACTGGTGTTGGTTCCAGTACAATTGACGTAAAAATTACCTCACGAGTTGCTACTGGTTCTACTGTTGAGGAGCCTGTTGTTTATAAACAAAAGAGTCAAACTTCTTCTATTCTTCCTGGTAACACTGTTCGGATTGTAAACTCCAGTGGTACTGTTGTAGGAACGTCCACTGTGGCTTCTTCTGCAAATAGTGTTCTTGATTGGTACGACCAACAGACTCTTGATCTAACAAACACCACAATTTTCTGGAAGAGCATTGCTCCCAAACCAGTAACAACTCAATACGCAATTGAAAGAAATGCTCGCAATGATGCAATTCACGTTGTAGTAATTGATGACACTGGTTCTGTAACTGGCATCCAAGGCAATCTTCTTGAGAAGCATCTGTCAATGTCTAAGGCAAGTGATGCTGTCTCTTCCACCAATTCACCTCAGAAAAATTTCTGGAAGCCTTATCTCGCTCAGTTCTCTGATTATGTTTATGTTGGAGATAATCCCTCCGATGGAGCAAACAACGAAACTACCTATCAAACTGGATTTGATAATGGATTTGTTGGTCTAACCACCGCCCAGGGTCTTTGGAACGAGCCTGCACAAGATAAGACTTATGCCGCTATCGGTAATGTAACCTATACCCTATCCGGTGGTACTGATTATAGTGCAACTGGTGGTATGACCGCTACCTTAGGAGATCTATTCACCTCATATAATCTTTTTGCCAACAAGGATGAAATTGCTGTTGATTATCTTATCAATGGCCCTAGCCTTGGCAATAAGTTTGAGTCTCAGGCAAAGGCTAATCATCTGATTTCTATTGCAAATCAGCGTAAAGATTGTATTGCTGTAATTTCTCCCCATAAGGGTGATGTTGTTGATGTAACAAATTCAGACACTCAAACAGATAACATCATTGAGTTCTTCTCTCCACTTTCCTCTTCATCTTATGCAATTTTTGATAGTGGTTATAAGTACACTTATGATCGTTTCAATAATAAGTTCCGTTACATCGCTTGTAACGCTGACGTTGCTGGTCTTTGTGTTCGCACAAGCATTGTTGCTTATCCCTGGTTCTCACCCGCTGGTCAGCAAAGAGGCATTCTAAACAATGCCATCAAACTAGCTTATAATCCAAACAAGGCTCAACGTGATCAACTTTATCCTCTACGGATTAATGCGATTTCCAATCAGCCTGGCGTAGGTATTCTCCTCTTTGGTGATAAAACTGCCCTAGGTTATGATTCTGCGTTTGACCGGATTAACGTTCGTAGACTATTCCTGACCGTAGAACAGGCCCTAGAGGCTGCTGCGAAGGCTCAACTGTTTGAACTCAACGATGAACTCACCAGAGCCGCGTTTATCAACATTGTTGATCCCTATCTCAGAGATGTTCAGGCAAAGCGTGGTCTGTATGATTATCGTGTAATCTGCGATGAGAGCAATAACACTCCTGAAATTATTGATAATAATGAGTTCAGAGCTGACATTTACCTAAAGCCAGCGAAATCTATTAACTATGTAACACTAACCTTTGTTGCTACTCGCACCGGAGCTAGCTTTGAAGAAGTGATTGGTCGGGTTTGATTTAAAAATTAAAACATCTACGAGGTATAAAAACAAATGGCAAATCTAAGAACACTCACTGGTTTCAAATCATCTCTAGCTGGCGGCGGTGCTCGCCCCAATCTATTTGAGGTTAGCATCCCAACCCTACCTCCAGCAGCAACCAGTGCTGGGGCAACCTGGGATGCAACCACATTCCAATTCCTTTGCACAGCTGCTGCTCTACCCGCATCAACTGTTTCTCCAATTGATGTTCCTTTTAGAGGTAGAATTCTTAAGGTTGCTGGAGATCGGATTGTTGATCCCTGGACTATAACTGTCATTAACGATGAAGACTTTAAGATTCGCACTGCTCTTGAGTTTTGGATGAACGGTATCAGTAAGCTTGACAACAACACTGGCGCAACAAGTCCAGCATCTTATATGACTAATGCTGAAGTCTTTCAACTTGGTCGTGGTGCTGAAAGGGGTCGTAATAGCACCTCTAACAATGGCGGCACTTCAGCTGGTTCTGCTGCTGTCAATCCACTAAGAAGCTACAAATTCTACGACATTTTTCCAACTGCAATTCAAGACATTCCCCTGTCTTATGATAGTGGTGATCAGATTGAATATTTTACTGTTGACTTCGCTGTTCAATACTGGACTGCAGGTGAAACCACTGATCAAGTTGGAGCAAGAATGACCTAAATACCCTAATAAAGGGTTTTAAATTTATATAAATGTCAAAATTATTTGGTTTTACTATTGATGATGGAAACAATAAGTCTCCATCAACCGTCTCTCCCGTTCCTCAAAATAATGAGGACGGGAGTGATTATTATCTTACGAGTAGTTTCTTAAACTCTTATATTGATATTGAAGGAGTTTATAAAACCGAATTTGATTTGATTCGGAGATATCGTGAAATGTCATTACATCCTGAAGTGGATAGTGCTATTGAGGACATTGTAAATGAGGCTATTGTAACTGATACAAACGATAGTCCGGTTCAAATTGAACTTTCAAATTTAAATGCCAGTGATGGTATTAAAGATATTATTCGTAAAGAATTTAAATATATTCTTGAATTATTAGATTTTGATAAAAAAGCTCACCAAATTTACAGAAATTGGTATGTAGATGGGCGTCTGTTTTATCATAAAGTTATTGACATTAAAAAACCACAAGAAGGAATTCAAGAATTAAGATATATTGATTCTCTCAAGATGCGGCATGTACGCCAAGAAAAAAAACGTAAAGGAAATACATTAGCTAAGCAAGGATTTCTATCTGAGAACGAAATTAATAGTTCAATTCTTCCTCAAATTGAAGAATATTTTATCTATAATCCCACAGTTTCTTATCAGTCTGGAACCAGCACAACGATGTCTGTTGGTAGTGAAAAGGGAATTAGATTTGCTAAAGATAGCATTACATATTGTACATCGGGTTTAGTTGATCGCAACAAAGGTACAGTTCTTTCTTGGTTAAACAAGGCAATTAAATCTCTCAATCAACTCCGAATGATTGAAGATAGTATTGTAATTTATCGCCTAACCAGAAGTGTTGAGCGAAAGGCTTTTTATATTGATGTGGGTAATTTACCTCCTATGAAGGCCGAGCAGTTCCTAAAGCAAAATATGGCTCGGTATAGGAATCGTGAAATTTATGACCCTACTACCGGGGAAATTAAAAACGGAGACCGTAAATTTATGTCTATGATGGAAGATTATTGGCTTCCTCGTAGGGCTGACGGCAGAGCCACAGAAATTGTTACTATTCCTGGGGGACAAAATCTCGGTGAGCTTTCGGATTTAAATTTCTTCCTTAAAAAACTATATAAGTCTCTAAACGTTCCAGATTCACGAATTAGTGGAGATAGTGGTTTTAATCTTGGCCGTTCTTCAGAAATTCTAAGAGATGAAGTTAAATTCAGTAAATTTGTTGGTGGGTTGAGAAAGAGATTCTCCAGAATGTTTAGTGATATGTTGAGGACTCAGTTGATTCTAAAAAATGTCATTACTCCTGAAGATTGGAAAGTAATGGCAGAACACATTCAATTTGATTTTCTCTATGATAATCACTTTGCTGAACTCAAAAACTCAGAACTCTTGGGTGAGCGGCTTTCTATGGCAGCAACAGCAGAACCATACATTGGAAAATATTTCTCTCAAGATTATGTTCGGCGTCATATTTTAAAACAAACTGATCAAGAAATTATTGAAGAAGATTTAAAGATTCAACAGGAAATTGAAAATGGAATTATTCCAGACCCAAGTGCTCCAACTGATGAAATGGGAAATCCAATTGTTGAGCCACCACCACAAGAACCTCAAGCCGGAAACAATATTCAGGGTGACTCTGGTAAAGTTCCAGTAGAGCCAAAACTTGATACGAGTATTGTTCAACCACCCACTGGTGGAGAAATCTAAATAGTTGTACCTTTACATCAAAACAAATATGGATGACCTAATGGACCTTATCGCTGCCGATGAATCACCTTCACAAATCAGTGACATGATTAAAAACATTTTGTTTGCAAAAGCAGCTGATAAGATTGAAAACATTAGACCAGAAGTAGCTAATAGTTTATTTGGTTCTGATGAGTGACGACCTATTAAATTTTTTTGCTACTGTTAATCACGCAAAGAAACTCCAACAAGAAGAGTTAGATTCTTTAATTTCTAACTCTTTTGAGGAGTTTTTTCTCATTCCACTAAAAGAAGAAACAAAAAAAGTTAATAAAAAAAAGAAGAAAAAAATTAATAAAGTTACTATAGAAGAAGAAAAAAAAGAGGTTATTACGGAAACGTCTTTGGGCCTTCTTTCCGAACCTTCAACTTCTAAGCAACAAGAAGATCCTCTAACACCAATTGACCAAAATTTTGTTACTTTAGAGCAACTTAATAAACATTATACTTTATTTCTCAATCGTATTCAGCAGCAACTCTCCACATTAGGTGGAGGTGGTGAGACAAATCTTACTTATATGGATGTCCCAGTGACATCTGTAACTACATCCACATATAATATAAGACCTCAAGATTATTACATTGGGGTAAACTATGCAGGTGCGGTTACGATTACACTACCAAAAGCTGATAGAGAAGGAAAAATTTTTGTAGTTAAAGATGAACTCGGAGATGCATCAAAAGGAACAAATCGTTATATCATAATTTTACCAACAGGTTCTGATTTAATTGATAATAGAGATAGAGCAATTCTTGCTTATGATTATGGTAGTTTAACATTTATTTGGAAAAATAATTCCTGGAGAGTAGTTTAATGTCACATCTATATGAACCCTTTAAACCAGAAGATGATGCTTTTGGTAGATTAAGAACATCAAATCCATATACCCTTGGGGATTATAAGCATCTTTATGCTATTGACCCAGATTTTGTAGATGTTAAAGTTGGTACTGGTGCAACAATAGTATTTGATGTAAATCAGGCAGCAGCAATTTTGCAGTCTGGTATCAGCACTAATGGAT